TATCCGCTCTGCGAAGTCTGCATCGTGCCACCGACCATCTCGGTCGTCAGCGTGGAGTTCGACACAGCGTTTGCAGTCTGGCGACGGAGGACAGAGATCAGGGACTTGTCCATGTACCAAGCGCAACGGCCCATCGAAGGGTTCGGGATCTCGGTGATAGCCTGATGCATCAGGTCGTTGAGATCCGCGCCAGTCGAGACATCAGCCGTCAACAGCGAGCGGTCGATGTTTGCGATGCGGACAATGTAGCGCCAATCGCGGACGCATAGGCCAGCATCCCAGCGGTAGTGCGTACGGAAGGCCTGCATGCGACCATTCGATCCGTCTGCGTTTTCGATGGTAACCTCACCGAGGTCGCGCTGCTTGATGCCCGCTTGACTGCCCTTTGGCACGATGCCGTGGACCGTATTTGGTGACCAGCAGATCAGCCAAATTGAGGCGTTGTCCGCCTGAGTGCCTCCGCCATCGATGATGTTGTCGCCGTTTTCAGCCGACAAGTCATTGTAACGAGGGGCCAATCCAGTAAATTCTTCTGGCGCAGTCGTCTCGTCACCGAAGAACAGCGTGTCGCTGATCTCTTGGTTCATGCCCTCGATGTGGGGGCGATCCTCCTGCAGCCTGAAGGCGGCTGGGTTGCTGGCCAAGCCGACCAATGCAGTATCGACCTCGGCGTATGCCTCAAGCATACCGCAGGTGTCGGTGATCTGCACAGTGCTGGACTTGTTGGGCTGCACACCACCGTACAGCTTGCGCCACGTCGGTGCCGGGATGCCAGACCGGATGGTCGAGCGGTGCCCGGTTGGCAGGTTCCCTTCGAGCCACGTCATATCCGTCAGGATTTCATTGGTTTCGTTCAGGATCTCGATCACCGTGGAGATGCTGCCATCGGGATCGGTGACCTTCGCCAGATCGGCAAGGGTCGGGTTTTTGATGCTAAGTGTGGTCACTGTGACCTCCTATTGTGTCATCGTTGTTTGGACATCGACGGGTATAGCTGCTCGAGGCGGTCCACCGTTTCCGAGGCACCGTTTCCGGTGTGGAAGGCTGGATCGGAGAGAGCTTTGCCGACGCGGTTCAGCATACGCAGGATCGCTGGGTGGTTGCCGACCGATAGCCCGGTTGGGTTCTCGTCGCTCGGCGAACGCAGCAGTGACCGCAGCTCGGCATCGCCAAACTGCTTCAACACTGCTTCTGCGTTCTTGAGAGTCTGGGGCAGCTTGTCACCACCAATGTCGCGGTCAGACTTGACGCCGTCGCGCCATGTTTGCACACGGTTGTTCCAGCCCTCGACAGCCTGCTCGGCTACCTGCGTGGATCGACTGAGGTCGTATTCGATCAGCGATTGGTACTGTGACTGCGTCAGCCCCATCTCTTTCGCCCGATCTCCAAACGCCCCAATCGCCGCCTGCGTGGCATCGTTGAGTTCGACACCTTCCGGCGGTTCGAAGGTGTACGATTCCGGCACACCCTCTGCTTCGCCGCTCTCGTCATCCGACAGCAGATCGGCGGTATTCTCATTCGCGGTCAAGTCCGCAGGCTGCTCACCATTGGGAGGAGTAGCTGCAGCCTGCGGCTGACCATCAGCCTCGCCTTGGGTAGGCTCGGCGGTGGTCTCTGTGATCAGGTCATCAGTCATTTTTCTTCCTCCAAGAAGTGGTTTTCAGTGAGCATGAGCATGTATTTGCTCTTCGATTGTGTGCGGATCAGATCGAGCGTGGCAGCACCAACGGCCCTCGCGCCCTCGTTGAAAGCGGTGGCGTCTGCGTCACCCGGCACATAGCTCAGGCGGTCGCTGTGGCAGGTGTCAAAGATCAGGCCGTACAAGAACCTGCGGCCCCTCGGCTGTGACAGGACGAAGTCGATGTCCTTGTCGCGGTCTGCCTGATCGCGCTCTGCCTTGGCGATCTGCTCTTCGTCTGATGAGTCGTAGGTCATGGACGCCTCACCACCGTGGATCTTGCTGCGCCGCCCCCGCCTTGCAGGAGCGCGGTCAAGGCGTTTGGCATCGTGGTGTCAGCCTCGGACAGCACCTTGGCCGCCTGAGCGCCTTGGCCAGCCAGCTGCATGCCCTGCTGCGCCTGCTCCATCTGTTGCGCCTTAGCCTGAGCCTCGGCGCGCTGCTTGCGGATGGTGGCGATGTCGTCGGCTTCGCGGATGATATTCGGAGAGATGCCCAGCGTCTCGCCGTACTCGCGGAAGGCGAGATCGGCATCGACGTTGTCGATGATGTCTGGGAATACGGCGGACATGTTGCCAGCGAAGGCGAACGTGCGCTCGATGCTGGACGCGGCAACGGCCTCCTGCGCCTGAGCGAGGAGAGAAACGTATTTGATATCGATGTCCAAGCCGCCCAGCTCAGGTGGAGGTGGTGGCAGCATCTGCGCCGCCATCGCGAAGTTGAATGTGTCTGCGACCAGAGGATCGAGGAACTCGGTGTTCAGGCGCTGCAGCACTGGCCCGAGCAGCGTCAGCTTCTCTTCGTGGCGCTCTGCGACCTCGGTTGCTGTCATCTGACGGCGGTCGGAGTTGATCATCATGGCAAACAGATCAGCGTAGAATCCACGCTGGATCCTGTTCTGGACCTCTTGGATGTCCATCATCATCTCGTTGATCCGAGGCTGCACGAGGTAGGCGGGCTGGAAGCCCTGCTGACCTGCTGCGCTGTCAACATACGTCGTGCCACCGGGCAGGACAGTCGATGGTTTGCCCTTGAGAGCCATTGACGCCAGCATCGGAGGGTTGACCATCTTGTCGATAGCCTGCGCCTTGCGCTTCTGCTCGTGCTGGAGCTGCTTGATGTCGCCGAGATGCTCCATGCCGGGGCTGACGCCGTACACGTCGCCGCCGAGGGCGTCCCAACGGGGCACATACGCAGGGAACGTGTCGTGGCCACCCTCCGCGAGGAAGGTGTCGTTGTCGCTTCCCTTCTCGAAGTAGACGTCCATGAAGCGGCGGTTCTTGCCGTCGATCTTGTCGGGGTCACGGTCCTCGCTCCGACGAGGCTGGATCATGTGGATGACCTCGACCTGACTGTCGAAGTTGCGCTGGTTCCAAAGGTTATGCACGGCCTTGGAGACCTTAGACCAGTCCTCCTTGCCCGTCTCTTTATCAAGCACGAACTGCTCGACGATCTGAGACACGCTCATCGTGAACTCGCGGCACAGGGTGTCCACGCGACCGTACTCATCCTCTGCGATGACGTACTCGCCAGCCGTCAGCGGTCGATACGATACAGTGTCGGTCGGGTGAGGTCGTCGGTACATGGCAGCAGTGCCGAAAGCGCCAAGCTCTGTGTAGATCGATGATGCGGAATTGTAGAAGTTGGACCGGGTCAGGATCTGGCGCACGACGCGCTCCGCCTGACCGAGCCAATCCTTGACCCCCGGCATCTGCATCATGTCGATCTGTGGCGTCTGCAGACGGAACCAAGGGCGGGCTGGGCTGGTCATGCCAGCCATCATGCCGGAACTCAAAGTGCGAAGAGCCTGTCCTGCCGTGTTATCGACGATCTTGTTGCTGCGCTTGCGGCCCTTGCTGCTCTGGCTTTCCAGCAGGTAGCGACCTCGGCGAGGCAGAAGGTGGTCGCTGATCTCGATCCAGTGCGACCGCCACGAGGATCGGTCATCCTCCAAGCGCTTGTAACGCAGGTATGCTGCGCCGCGCTGGCTCTTGAGCGAGCTGCCCATCAAGTTGTCAGAGTGCTGCGCGACCATCAGCTACCGCCTTTCAGCGTCTTGACGAGAGGCGTAGGTGCAGGGTGCGTGCCTCGTTCGGCGGTTGCTTTGTCTGATCTTGCGCCAGCCATGTCACTCACCTGTCAGCTTTTTGGTGGCGATCTGCGTCTGCTGCACCATCATACCGCCGGAACCGCCAGTGTTTTTGATGTTGCCGCCTGCATTCCGCTGCTGCTGTTGCCTGCGGTAGAACTGCATCGATCCGCTAGCAGCGGCGTCGATAGGCGTGGCAGCAGGCTGAGGAGGCGCTGGTGGAGGAGGAGGGGCCACCTTGCCGCCTCCGAGACCGGGCGGCACCATCAGCATAAGGAGATTACGCAGCATGTTGGGCCTCGCGCTTGATGAGATATTGGTACAACTGGAACGGCGTCACGGCCCACGATCTGATGCCGAGGACGTGCTTGACTGTGCCGACGCACGAGTTGGCGAGTAACCAACCCAGCACGCGGTGCCTTGGCCGCTCGTACTCGACGACGATCATGCCGAGGTCGCGGTAATGGCCAGCGAGATCGTAGTCGAGAGGTGCGATGGACGTCGTGACGTACTCCGTCCCCTGCAGATTATGCTCCACCCAAGCGCGACCATTGTCTTCAACGACAGCGCAGAACACATGCCGAAATCCCCGCTTCAGAAGCGGGGATAGAGGATGTAGGTTGTTGTGTTCAAAAACCACCAATGCCCTACCCATAACAATCCTGCCATAACAGCATATCAAACCTGATATACAACATTCGTCGATTACGCGCTAGTGCTTGCGGCCTTCTAGCACAATGTGGAAAGATACCAGCCCTGTCAGGTCGTCACTGACCGTCACTCTGAAGCGGTCGCTGTCGCTGATCGTGATCGGCCCTCCGAACTTATCGAATGACAGGCGGCTCAGAAGCGCGACATCCGTGCCGCCTCCTCCATAATCCTTGACGTCCACATCGTAAGCCAACCCTCCCCATCCAGCGTTGTCCTTGACTGGCTCGCCCTCTGTCAGGTCGAGGTACTCCGTCACGCCGTCGCTACTCTCGAAAGCCAGCTGCACGCCGTTGGTGAGCAGAGCTAGGCCACCGAACGTGCTTGGTGCCCAGCCAGTCTTGCCGTCACGCACAGTGACCAGCATGCGGTGGACGCTGTAGAACTCTCCTGCACCGGGCTGCAGCAGGAAGTTGACGGGCGTCGTGCTGCCATCGACGTTCATTGCGTGGCTGCCTGTGCCGTCGCCTGTCGCATCGACGTGCCGGATGAATATCTTGGTGGGGTGGGGCATGGTGCTGTCCTCAACTGAATGGATCGTATTCTGTGGCGGTGTGGTCGTTGTCGGTACCGGCGTACCCTGCCCGGCTGTTGCTGGAGACGGGCAGAGCGTAGGTCAGCGCGAGGGCGTCTGCGATGTCAGGTGAATGCAGGCCACGACGCTTCATATCTTCCTTGCGCTCGAGCTGGATATCGTTGCGGACGTTGTAGCCGTACTCGAGGCCGATCAGGTCAGACTTGAGGTCACTGTCGGCGGGCAGCCTGATGCCATCGACAATGGCCTCGCGCATCCGTGACCACATCTGTGCGCGCATGTTCGCGAAGCCTCTCTGCGTCGCCTTAGCTCCGAAGTTGATCTCGATCACCTCGAAGCCGATCTGCCGCAAGCGGTCCACGACCGGGCCGCCGACGCCGCCGCCATCGACGAAGATCGCGTCTGGCTTCTTATCGTTTGCGATGCGGGCGACCTCACCGACCAGCTGCATGGTGTCCATTTTACTGTAGATGTGGATGCCGGGTGTCTCAGCATCCCGGCCCTGACGCAGGTAGATCACGCTCTTGTCGTCGCCGAACCGCGCTACATCGACGCCCATGACCAGAGGATCGCCGGGTGCGACGTAGACCTCCATCCCCACGCACCGGTCAACGTCATCGGTGGCGATGAACTGCAGGCTACCAGCGCTAGGAAACTCGCCCTTGACGCGAACCTTAAAGAAGTCACTCGCCTCGCCGTAAAGGTGTGCCCACTGATCGAATAGCGCCTTGTTGGTCTGCTCGACGTCTCGGCTGTCGATGGTCCGTCTGATGTAATAATCTCGGAACTTGCCGAGCATGTTCTCGTAGAAGCGACCGCTGTTCCGCGTCGGGTTGCCGAAGTCGAAGGTCATCGGCTCGCCGTCCGTCAGGCCGCCCTCACGTACCTCGAAGATCGAGGCAGGGATACCGCTGGCCTCGTCGAAAATATAAAAGGGCGTGCTGTTGGCGGCGTGCAGACCTGCGAAGGCCTCGCTGTTTTCCTCGCGGCTGGTGATGCCATCGACGCGCCACATCTCGCGATGTTCGTTGTGATACATCGACAGGCTGCCGCTGCCGGAGTTGAGCGTGTACCAATCCTTTGTCAGGCCCATGTTGTGCCACTTTGCCAGCTCGGACCACGTCTTGGTGCGGAGCTGCTCGCTGGTGTTGGCCGTGACCACACCCTTCGCGAAAGGCCGGCTATCCATAATCCACCGGATCAACCATGACGTGAGTGCGCTCTTGCCGATGCCGTGTCCACTGGCCGTTGAAAATTGGATTGGTGCTACTGGCGTCGATCCGTCGAAGCCACGCTGCTTGACCTGCTCTCCGACGTCAATCAGGAAGTCGCGCTGCCAGTCCTGCGGCCCTGTCCGGTCACGCAGTTGGCCGCTGCCCCAAGGATAACTCAGCATGACGTGGCGCAGAGGATCGGCGTAGCACAGGGCAATTTCACTGGCAATATCTGCATCAGTGGGTGACAGTGTTGCACTCACAAGATCCTCATAGATTGGCTGCTGATCGTGGTGGGGTCGATGAGTGTCACACTGTAAAGCGACATGCCATCCTCCGCAGCGTTGCGTTGCAGGTCGGGCGTGCCGCCTTGCGTCCAAGCCAAGCCCCACACATGCCAGAGGAGATTGCCGAACTCATTGGTGCGAGATACAGCAGGCTCACCCATGCGAAAATTCGCGTGATGCCGGGTGTCGAAAGTTGCTGGCGCGGTCACGTTACCGTCCTCGTCCAGCACGGCGGGCGTCAACTCGGCTGGCCCGATATGGTGGATATCGACGCCCTTGGCGGTGGCAAT